AAAGCGCAAAGCAAATTTTATCGACGCAAAGAAACTACTTGCTGATCGGCATAGACCACCAACGGGCACTTTCGACCTGCTTATCGCTAGGTGCAGAGGCCATAATTTTTGCTTATTTTTTTAATTTTAGAATTTTATTCTATTAAAGAAATAAACGATGGGATCCTTAATAGGATCTCTTACCATGCCAAAATTCGTCAAAGGTAGCGGACATCTCGGGGTTTCGAGAGACGTATTGCTTTAGGGTGACGTAATCGGTTAGGTTGTCGTTAGGAGGCACATTAAACACTGAAAAATTCCATTTATCTTGAGGAGAGAAACTGCCATGATAGTGGCGAAGGTTGTCTACAATTTCACGATAGGTGGGAAAGTTAGGGAAAGTGTACTCTAAGGATTCAACATCAAATTCAGGAAGCTGATACTTCCACTTTTTAAATGTTTTCATTAGATGGTGCGTTGGGACCGGAGTAGAAGGACGAAATGAGTCGTAAACCATTTTACAGAGGAGATGGAAATGAGCGTCTTGTCCACAGGCTGCGTAAGCGAGTCCGAGGGCGCGGGCGGCGTGAATCCATTCACGTTCGGCGGGGATGGGCCGTTCTGGGAAGGCGAGTTGGGCAACTAGCTTTCCAATGGGACGAGTTGGTAGTCCATAATTGTTATCGTAACTAAGAAAGGTAATCTTGGAACGTAAGTTCGTGTAAACACTTTTGAGAATAGAGAGGGCCATTCCATGTCGGGAGGCGGAATATTCTTCAAGGAAGGACATAAACAGACAGACGCGATTGAAATTCTGAGTAAGGAAGATGAGGTTGTCATCGCCCATGACGCAGAAGAGCATCTGATAACATTCTTGCGTGGTGAAGCCAAATTCCAAAAGACAATCTATGATGATATACATATTGCCAAAGCTGTCAAGAAACTGAGTATTGAGAAGTCCGGAAGGGACTCCACCATGAGAGCGAACAAAGGCGAACCCATCGAAGGATAGATACGTCATTGAAAAATACCATGAAGTTAGGAAAATTAATACATTGTAAATGCGGCGTGCAAAAGAGTGTAGGTCATCCGAGGAAGTCGGATAGAATCGGGTAGGCATATAGCCTTGAGACACGATCAAGAGTGAGGCTAGGAAGTCGAGAAAGAAGGCGACTATAACATAGCGGGGTAGACGTTGGTCAAATTGTGACCAGTCGAGGGAAATGAAAGACAGGAAATCAAGGGCTAGTCGGTCAAGGAGAGACATAGCGCCACGAAAGGTTTCGAGTCCGTGTGCGACGCAGCAGTCGGGAGAACGAAGCTGAGCGAGAGCGGGG